TATGAGTGACTCTTCACTTCATCATTGCTTTTATGATTAACACTGCAAAAAAGAAAGATCCCTTGAATAGGTGTTCTTTTTTACAAGTTTCAGTTTCATTTCTTTGCTTTTAATGAAATTGTTGTACACTACGAAAATCGGACACCAACGATTCGCTCCATCGCTATTGAAGAATTTTTCGAACTCCTCCATACTGAACTCCTCAGTCACGAAGCACTTCAATTCCGTGTAATAATTATTTGATGGCGTGAATCCATTCATCCAATCGAATGCGAACTCTTTTTTGGAAAACGTTGCTCGTGGATTCTGGAACGTTGGACGATACTCACCGCCCTTTTCCAACTCCATTTGATCGAACAGATCGAATCTGTTCTCTATGATGATGTATAGTTTCATAACTCTTTGATTTATAAGAAGGGGTTGCCCCCTTCTTTTGGTTAATACTTTTCTCCCTTTATTTTATACGCAATCTTGTTATAAGGATTCAACGCCAACTTGAAGCCATCTTCAGTCGTGATGATCTTATGCCATGGTTGAGGATCCACTGGATACTTTGTGGAGAAATCGTACCACACTCCCTCTGTACTCTTAACTTGAATTTTGTGACAGCAACCACCAAAAGCGGTAAAATCACATCTTTTTACCAATCTTGTCTTCATAACGTTTAAATTTTAGTTAGTAACTTTTAACAATACAAAGTTAATGCTATTTTTGCAATGTACAAAGAGTTTTGCTAAAAAATCTACTTCTCCCTGATTTTTAATGCATTTATCACAACATATCCGTATTTCTGTCGCAATATGGTCTCCACATCGGTTGCAACAACGGCTTCGATCGTCGTCTTTATCTGTTTTATCTGATCATGTTTGTTCTTGCTCCCGAAAAATTTGATGTTAAATGTCTTCACGATATTAATCCTCCATTCCTTTTAGTTTAACGTAAAAATGATTCAATATAGCGTAAAAGAAGAATCCCCATGGAATTGTGAATACTGCAAGATAAATCGTGCTCATAATACCATGCCATCCGTACACCGACCAATTCTTATAACACAGAATCATGAGGACGACAACTAACAACGAACTCACGATGAAATTAAATACCTGGAATTTTCTGTACTTTACCATCTCTTTTTTCTTTTTTATGTCATTGAATATATGTTTCACTCCACAGACTAAAACATTGCCATAGAAGCGACCTCTAAACATCGATCCTTTGCTTTTACATTCAGCGGTTGCGGAATGATTCTCTGGAAGATTTAACTTCTCCCCCTCCTCATTGAAGAATACGTACTCATCGTCTGAAACGTTCACAACGTCAACCCAACCGCCAACAATTTCCCTTAATTCCTGAAAAGAGAAACTCTTTCCGTTTGCAGGGGAGGTTAAAAGAACCTCCCCATTTGGTTTAATTATTCTTGCTTCCATTTTTTAATCCTCCACAATGATATAATCCGGGAATACTATGCAAGTCGCATAATTATTCTCTGTTGTTCCGTAACCAACCTGAAAGTGTACCTCGTGAAGACGAGGTTTGTGGATGAATCTACCCTTACCACCGCAACCGCAACGAGCACGAACAACTCCGGGAGTTCTCCACACTGACTTCACGTAATCGATCAAGGGTTGAATTCTATCATCAACCAATCTCTTAGAGTTCATTATCTCCCTCATCCTACTACCTGAGATACGAGGTCTTTTCCAGAACTTGACTTGAAACGAGACCTTCGTTATGTACCCATTAGCGTCCTTCTCGAATCTATATGAACCCATGCGAACCCCTCTGTCCATATAGAGCCTATCCAAGGCTGCCACAGCCACAACCTCGCTTCTTGTGTTTATTCTGTTTGTAACTGAAATCACATCTCCGCCTGAATACTCCACATCCCATTCGTCCTCATTCATGACGAGTAACAACTCGTCAATAGATTGGATATACTTATCGTACATTCTGTTGAAATTCTTTTCCATGATTTTCAGAAATTTAGTTAGTTAATAATTCAATCGATCTCAAAGCCGTACTCTTTAAGACACTCCCTTGAAGGGTTCAGACCCACCTTCGCACACTTCTTCATGAAGGCTGAGATCGAGTCGGTTACATACGTTGTATGTTTGCAATAGTAATAGTTGTAGGAGTTTTCACCCTTCCTTTTTGCTGCTCTGTCGCCAGCCTTCCTTGCTTCCGTTTTCGTTGCATCTTCTTTGTAAAAAGCCATCCAGCCATAGTGATCAGTTCTGGAGTCACCTACTCCGAAAACCACAAGCCACACATTTTGATTTTGATTCTGTTCCATAACGTTTAAATTTTAGTTAGTATCTTTTGTTTTATTTTTACACCACAAAGTTAAAACGATTTGCGCAATCTGCAAAGAAATTTGCAATATTTCTTGCTAAAAATTTCAACTTCTTAACTTTTTTAAATAAAAGAGGGGGAACTTTCGCTTCTTCAAGCATCTGACGTCTCTTCTCTATGAGCATAAAAGAAGAAATTTCTTTTGTAATATTTTCTATCCATACTTATCTATTATAGAGTCTTATGTAAAAATACAACACCCAAGTATATTGGAACGATTATCCAAGCGATAAGTGTTGCTATTAAAAATTTACCAAGTTTGTCAAAAATTTTGTCATTCTCGTCACACATACCGATAAAAAGATAAGTTGTACAAAACAACCAACATATTATAGCAATCATAAGTATTGCAAAAAATTCTATCGTTTCCATAAATTATTTAATTTTTATTCCACCAAAATTGTGAATCATCCCTCTCATCATACTTCAACTTCACATTCGATCTCTTTACAAAAATTTCGTCACCTCTGCAATGATCAAGAATAGGGTCATGCAACCTTACCAAATAGGATTTCTGAGTTTCACCTATGACTTCCACAATGGTATCGAAGAATCGTATCTCAGGATTGCCGTATCTGTTAAACTGCCTTGCTGAATAACGATACACACCTTTCAAAGGTTTATTGTATTTCACAATCTTCCTACTCATGATCATTATTCTTCATATCTTTTTTAACAAAATCCATGAATTCATCCATAGATTCGAATTTCCGATCGAAGTTTCCTGTGATGACGGATGCGTCATGAAAATGAATGCAGAAATTCCTCAGAAACCATTCAATCATTCTGTTCACTCTATTATCTAACTTCTCTCTAAAGAATCTGTTGTAATGTTTACGAATGTCCTTACGGCTATTCTTGTACACCTCATCTTTCCATTCAGCCATCTTAATTAGATTCTTTAACTCCGTGCACATACATTCACCATTGTGCTCAACCACTGAGCAATTGACATATCGTCTTCCACAAGTCAACGGATTGCATCCTATCAACTCCATTGCCTTCTTTTTGTTCATCTCTTTTTTTAATCCATTCACACTCATATCACAATTAATCATTTCTTTTTGTCTCCTGTAAAATATTCTTTGTTCTTATTCTTTTTCTTTTTGCTTGGAAGATTCTTATCGAAGTTCCTACTACCTCTATTAACGCTGCCGACATCATCCTTTGATGTCGGTCTATTGGACTCCGCTTCAGCATTCCACACAACCTGACGTGCTTCGATCTCCTTCTTCTGCTTTTTAATCTTATCTAGAAACAATTGCTTAACATTGACGGCAGTGCTCTTTTCCTTCTCTGTTACGTCTTCCGCCTTAATGTCTATCACATCATTTCCGGCGGAACGCTCTATTGATGTGAAATCATATTGTGACTGAGACGGATAGTTCATTTTAGCATCTGGATCCATCTGACCTGATATCTCTATGAACTTAGCATAGTAACTATTATGCAGACTGGAGATCAACTTATTCACATCATAATTCATTCTTGCCGCTATTCTACCTAAGATAATCTCCTTCAGATTTATGGTCTTTAGAACCTCCTTCTGTATGTGATTCTGAATGGTTGCCTCAACGTTTATCTCCACGGATCCGTTTATGTTTATCACATCACCCTCCGCTTCCTTGCGTATCTGCTCAAGAGTTCTCAACATGGAATTATACGCGTCATTGCTATTCAACGCAATATAGCGCATCTTCATACTGCTATACATCCACGCCAACTCCTCAAGACGTGGTCTTTTATTGTAGAGTCTGACGTCTGCAACCTTATTACGGAAATCCTCACGCTTCTTCTCTATTTCACCGATATGCTTCTTTAGAACACCCTTCACGTCATCCTCGGTTATCTCTATATGATTCTCCTCGAACATTATACGTACAACCTCTGATATGGTGAAAAGCCTGCCGAGCAACTCTATGACATCCTCTTCAAAAGGAGATATTCTCCATTGCGCAATGTCTTCCTTCTTTTTACCTCCATAACAACCTGCACGTCCATAGGCAAGCGACTTTGCAGTGGATATCTTGGCTCTCAACTGATTATATCTCAATTTCAGTTCAAAGATGTCATCCTGCTCCTTCGGTGACAAATGCTCTATACGCTTTCTTAAATAATGAGGTAGCCAACTTATGTTCACCTCATCACCATCACTCGTGACGTAGATCACATTCTTCAAAATAGGATTGCGCTCCAGAGCAACCATCTTCTGATACTCCCTTGGATTCACAACACCATCTGGAATGACTATACTATTCTTACCCATATCAACTCCTCCTTCGTTTTTTTACACTTACTTCTTTACTTGCTGCGCTTGTCGATCGTTTACTTCGATGAAACGTTGATTTTGAATTGGTTTTTCTGGAACGCAGTAAACGGCAACGAATGAAACATCTCTCATGATCGATCGACTCACTCATCTGCAATATGACAACCTCTGAATTACTGCTTAATGTTGAGGCAAGTGCATTCGTCTTGTTTGGCGGAACGTTGAATCTAACCACGTTCCCGAACTCCATCACGTATGATATGTCTTCACTGACATTCATGACGTCATTCATCAACCTCTTGAATCTTTTCCTGTCCATCAACGTTAATCATTTTCTTGTACATATTGTCCATGTCATCTATTCCCATAGCACGGCAAATCATCTGTAACTTGTGAAGCGTGTCAATTCTACCCTGATATTCACTCGACTCTCCGTTTCTTATGCAAATAATTTGCGCTCCGAGACTATGAACCTCAATCGTGATGGAGATATACGTTGCCAGATCTTCTTCATCACATACCGAATATTTCATGTATTGCATCATGCAACCTGATCCTTGCGTATCCCATACACACCTGAATCCCAGATCCTCCAGAACCTCCCTTGTGATGTTTATAGGCTTGATGTCACGTGTCAATATGAATCTACGCAATCCGTGCGAATCCGTATATCTGCAATGAACCTCCTTCTCGTAGGAGGTATCAACCATTTCAGTCACGCATTTTATTTCAACACCTGCCTGACTTGCGATGACAGCGTAACCGCTGAACTCGTTTGGATCTATTACGTCACACATTGTAAACTATGTTAAATTTATCGAAAAACTTCTTATTATACCAATAAGACGGAACATATTGCTTCAACTCACAATCATACTCTATGTTCTTTTCTATTATATTATAATCAAAATTAGCCATAAGATGCTGTGGAAGTCCGATTATCATAACGGAAGCGCAAGGAACGTCATTCTCTCTGATAAGTTTCTGAAGGTCGTTAATGAACTTCTGCAACTTTTCATTGCTCATCTCTTTGATGACATCAAAATCAATTCTAACTACCATAGCACAATTCTTTTTGATTTAAAATATTCACGAACCTGACTCCTTCTTGTGAACAAACTCGAACGATAAATCTTTCCGTTGTGATATTCGCAAGAATGATATGTGTCATCCCCATTGTAATGAGTCAACACGATTCCGATCTGTGTGTAAAGTGACTCATCTTCTCCAAGCGAAGTCACAACATACAATTCCGAATATGCTGGATAAAACGTCATCCGTATGTATTTCAGTACCATGTCATTGCCAACCTTGAATCTTATCTTAATGAAAATAAGAATCATAATGAACCACAATCTATTCAATGCACTTTTCATAATATTAACTATTTTTTTTAAATTAACCCTGCTTAATCTCTCTATTCTTAACATCATCCGTGAACGTTGTCTGATCGACGTATATCAACTCACTCTTCGCCCTCGTTATCGCAACATATTTTAGATTCTGCTCCTGCTCCAATTGCCACTCCTGGGTTGCGTACTTGCTTGGAATAAGTTCCGGAATTGCAAAAAAGATTCTATCATTCTCCAATCCCTTTGCCTTATGTATTGTTGAAAGAACCACTCCACTGACGTCATCCCTGAATATACCTCTAATCATTTTTCTGAGAGATTCCACGTCCGTCAACCCCTCACTCAACACGGATATTACATCTATGTTCTGTTGAAGAATCTCCATCTTAGGATGTAATGCAGGCTTGCGTATCCCCTTATTCTCTAACTTGTGTAATAACTCATCCTTCTCATTATCCAATCGTTGCATAAGACTCCCTATCGTCTTTGCTGAAGTCTTATCTATCAACGCTATCAGTCCAGAACCTATGTCACTACCTCTAACAACCGACTTAACACGATTCTTCGTTAGCCACATATAAGTCTCGACCAACGGCTTCAAATTACGACAAATAACCCAATCACCATCCTTGATCTCCGTAAGACTTCCGTTCCTTACAACTCCATCGATCGCATTGTCTGAATAACTTATCTCTGGAACTATCTTTCTTGCTTCCAAGACAACATTCTTTGAGCAACGATATGAGACGCTCAACGTCATGCTGATGGATTTACCATTCACGCTCTGTAACTTGTCATAACTATCTGAATCGGCTCCTGCGAATCCATATATTGCTTGCCTTTTATCACCGACTGTCACCAAACGACCATCTTTCCCTATGCACTTTTTTATGAATTCATGCTGACACAATGAGAAATCCTGAGACTCGTCACAAAACACATAATCATACTTCCGGAACCTAATCTTCTCATCAATGACTGGAATATATATCATGTCAGCGAAATCAATATTCCTTTTATCTTTAACAACTAATTCAAAAGACTTCTTTATTATCTCGAGTTCGGCATCACCGATGTTGATGTTGTATCTATCCGCAAGCATTGATATGGAATCATAATCATTCTCACACATATTACAACGCATCAGATCAATCATCTTTGTTGACACGAAATAATACCAACTCTTTTGCTTCTCCGTGACGTTCGGCATGTCCTTAATCACCTTGTCGATCTTTCCAAGCGACTTATTCTTATTCGTCTTAACCTTATATCCATTCTGACACAAAGTTCTGTATCCGCAAGAATGCAGCGTCATGACGTCAACACCGCTCTTTGTTATTCTGTTCTTCAATTCGTCAACAACGCTATTATTGAACGCTAAGAATAATGATGTTTTTCCTTCTGGAATGTGATTAAGTAATTCCAGCAATACAGTCGTTTTTCCACTCCCTGCAACCGCTGATATGTTGATGTTCTTGTTAGTATTGTCGAAAACCTTGTAAATGTTTTTCTGAAAAATTGAAGCAACCATATTATCTAACCTCCTTCTTTCTAACGGAATCAATTGCAGACCATTTGAACCAAATAGAATCCTTCGTGAATTCGAGATGTATCAACAAACCTTCATCCAATGTTTTGTTGAATAGTGACATAAAGTTTGAATCATTCATGTGATATGCTGAATTCTTTTTAATAAATTCCGTTATATTGATTCCTTCAACCATGTTAAAATCCACGGATTGCGCTGTGTTGAAGTATCCCTCTTGCCACTTGTAGACGACAAAATACATAAATTCAGATGAATCTGAAGTTCTTAACTGAAGAACCGACCACCCCTCACTGACAATCTTCTCTATTGCACTTTGATAAACCAATTCATTATTCATTTCATCTCCTCCATGTATTTATTTAATATTAATCTTATTCTCTTCACAGAATTTGAGTACTCAATTTTATTAACGTCAGAATTCTTTTTTAAGAACTCCGAACATTTCTCCCCCAATAATTTAGATCTGCAAATACGTTTATCAAGTTCGTCGAAATTCAAGGTGGACATCAACAATTCCATCGTGTCTGGCTCACTATTGTCGTGAAAACCACTATTCACAATCTCAAGAACCTCAGTCACTTCAACATGGCTATTGCTTCTTGCAACCTCCTTCTGATACAATCTGTAGAAATTTCTGGAAAGAGATTTGTTGAAGTAAAAATAGAAATTGCAGTTACCATCCATCAGGAATCCTGAAACACATTTATCGAATACGAGATAACACTCCGAAACAAGTTCATCTCTAGTTGGAATATACTTAACTTCAGTGTTTCTCAGCAAATTTATGTAATTTCCAATATTCTTCTTCACAACATCCTTCATCATCCTGAATAAAAGATTTTTGTACGCTCGAATTCTGGATTCTTTGCCGGAATATCTAATAATCTTGATACACTTGTTAACGAACTTAACTTTGTATCTGTAATTCCCCTTAAATAAAGTGCTTTCAAGACTCTTCATGGTATATTATATTTTTATTTAAGTTTCTTGAACTGACCCATTGCTTCATTCAACTGATGGTCTTTGTATTCCTTTATCTCTTTATTAAAATGATCATGTGATCTTTTCTTTAGCATATCCCTCTTATCATCCAATGAAGCACTGGAATACTTACCGACACTTAGACTCTTAAGATCAACATCACCATCATTAACCTCATCACGAATATTTCCGCATTTAGGGCAAATTGCATTATTGCTTAGCAATCTTCTATTAACCATCTTATATGTGTTTTTTGGATAATCATACACAACACCGCAATCACAACACTGACTATTTCTGCAAATGAACTTCATATCGACCCCCTTTCCTTTATCTTAGCGTATTCCAAAATTAAAAGAGCGTCTGAAATTGTCATCCAATCTGTCTTGGTCTTTATATTGAACTTCGATCCGACTGATGGAAACAATTGTTGAGCACGCTCTTTCAACTTAGTCTTCCACTCATTAGTTGTTTTATTCCCCTTATTACCCAATTGCAATTCCTTTTGCCACTTTTGAGGAGTCACTTCTGTAGTTGGTATGTTTCGACACATCAAAGCCATTTCAACATGCCCAAATCCCCTGCCGAAATTAAACATTGCTGAACCACCCATTCCGGGAAGTCCACCTACCTTCTCAAGGTAGCATACAGAATTATTTTGAAACAACGTTATGAACCGAAGAACATCTTGCATGGTCTCTGGCATGGAGACAACTGCAATGACTTCATCACTATCGATCGAATACACAACTATCCCACCTTTTTTTCCAGGATCTATTGCTATTATCTTCCTCTTATTAAAGTGGAAAGCGTCAAATTTAAAATCATCCAAAGTTATCATAAACACAAAATAATATTAATAAATAACATTGCTAAAATCAAACATATCTACTGATATCATTATCTTTCACAACATAAAGTGTATTCTCGTTATTGAACCCTTCGCTCACATTCTGTGTAATAACCATCGTCGTTATTCCTAACTTCTCGAAGATCTTAATTATGTTCTCCTGACCACGACTATCCATACCATGGAAACACTCATCGAAGCAAAGAAGATTCAATCCTTTTCCATTGAGTGAAAGATTTATCAAATGTTGTATTCCAAGAACACCTGCAAGAGTCACTCTACCTCTCTCTCCACCGCTTTTAGCCATAAAGGATTCCATCGTCACACCATCATGAGTGACAAAGACATCAATCTTCTCACGAACCTCTCCGGATTTAAGTATGGTGAATCCGTTTATCTGAACGGATATGTCTACACCGAATTTTCTTAAAAAGTTGTTTGTAATTCCCTCGATCACCTTTATTGACTTATTTGCAAGATACGTTGTGAATCCTAATCTACCCATCTTTATGTTCCAGAAATTAACGACATCCAATTCATCTTGCAACGGCTTCTTACTTTCTTCAATGTCATTTATCTCAACTTCAACGTTCTTTAATTTGTCATCAATGCTTTTCAGGATATTGTCATACTTACTACCATTCTTCAACGCTTCAAGACTCAACTCCAACGAATTCTTTCTATTTTTAATTGAATTGATTTCATTCTCACAATCACTTAATTTAAAATCAATCCTTTTTACATTCCTGTTTATTGTGTCTTGCAACTCCTGATTCCTTATTGCTTCATTCATCTCAACATCAATGGAATCAAATTCATCCTTCAAACCTTTACGCTTCTTATTGCAGGCTTCAATACTACTTTCAACCTCATTAAGCAATTTCTTTGCGTCATCCACTGAAAGATTAAGTTCAGATTCGTATATGAATTCATGACCACAATTCGGACATTCTATTGTGTCATTAAGTTCGCTTTTAAGTTTCTTTTGCACGGAAACATTCTCATTGATTTCATTCTCAAGATCTGAAATCTTCAATCTTATCGAATTCCTTTTCTTCCTCAATGAATCCACGTTTACCAACTTTATCTCCTTCAACCTTACCAAATCCCTTCCTTTGTCAAATTTCAATCTATTGATGTTGGAATTGATCTCATCTATTTTATCATCACACTCAATGATCTTGTTCGTAATATCATCAATTTCATCCTGACATTTATCATTATTCATGATCTCATCCTTCTGGGAATTGAGTACATCAACAACCGCTAATTTCTCATTCAACTTAGATTCTATGATACGCAACTTAGATTCTATGTTCTTTTTACTTTCAGAGATTTCATCCAAAATAGGTTGAATCATGTCTGCGGAAGTAATTCTATTCATTATTTCTTTCTTATCTGCATCACTTGCTGTAAAGAATGTATATTGACTATCCTGAGAGATTATGTAATAGCGCAACAAATCCTCTCTACTTATTCCAATCAATTCCGTTATCCTTTTGTTTGCTTCATTAACGGATGTTATCTGATTGTTTAACTCTCCATTCTCCCATATTTCAACCTTAGATGAACCGCTTCTTGAGAATTGCCTTATTATCTTAAGATCCATCTTTAAAACCTTATTCTCCAATTCGAAGACTATCTTACAAGATTTAGAATCTCTATTTATGAAATTGTCTTTCTTAATGTTCCTTAGGCTATCTCCAGTCAAAGAAATACAAATTGCTTCAAATAATGTTGTTTTTCCTGCACCATTATTCTCCAACCCCTTGTCGCAATTATTCTTTCCGAAGATAACAACGCAAGAATCATTCTTGAACTCGTATTTTGAATTCTTATGTGCGAACAGATTCTCTATCTCTATATTTTTTGGATTCCACATAACTACATCTTTTTAATTAAATTAAGACCATATTTCATCGCATCACCCTTTATCTCATTCTCCTTGCAGAACTGAAGAAAGTCAGAAATGATTGATTTCTTGTCATAATTCATAACGAAATCAGAATCTGAAGCGTTAATTGCTTCAACACTTTCGTTAGATTCAAACTTACAATCAATTCCATGCTTAGAAAATTCAGATGCGTTTATCTTCTGCAACTCGTCTCTTCTGCCCTTAAATATAAACCTTGTGTGATTATAAGAATCATTCTTAGAATCGTCAAAAATCTTTCTAAATTCGTCTTTGTTGATATCGTCTACTGAGAATGTATGTTTAATATACTTAGGGAATTTAGACTGAATATGATCGATGGAACCATCATTATACATTATAGTGAATCCCTTATCATCTATTGTTTCGCCATAATTATTCTGATAAGCAGATCCAGTGTAAACAACGTTATTTCCAAGACTTGAAGCGTTGTGATAATGACCGACAAGAACCTTAGACCACCCATTGAAAATATCAGTCTTGATTCCAGATTCAACCTTAGTTCCATCGTTATTCATCACACCATCTATTCCGATGTGCGTAATCAAAAATGTAGAATCACTATTCTTGGAATTAATCCTCCTAATCTTATCAATCTTATTGAATTCGTTTATCCACCTTTCATCATCAAAATAAGGAATGAATCCTATTAAACAATTGTCAAGCCATGTAAAATCACCTTTTGAAAAACATTTAAAATCACACCTTCCGTAGAAGACATCCAAATAACTCTTCTCATCAAAAGAATCCGTCTTATCATGATTTCCAGCAATAGCGTACAACCTTATCCCATTTGCACAACATTTCTCTATTATTCTACCAAACCAAATCAGACAAGACAGCGGCTGACCGCTTCTATTTGTGAAGATGTCTCCTCCTATTATTATCCTGTCAATTCCAATCTGGTGGCACTCACAAACAGCCTGACAAAATATGTCGAATACTAACTCCCCATTATCCTTATCTAAATGAATGTCGTTAATAAGCATTGCTATGGGCTTTTTTTTACTCTTCATCATGACCTCCTTCCAACTTATTCTTTAATGATAAAAGATCCTCCTGCATGGCTTTATTTATCTTATTGTGAAGAACATTCAACATTTTATTATGATCATAATATTGCTGAAACAATTCCCTCGGTGAACTCCAAGACAACTTACCATTCAGGAACGACAACTTTTTAACTCCCTCTTTCTTTAGAATTCCACTCTCAACTGCATAATCAATGTCTTCCTGAGAAAGTATTATTCCATACCCCAATAGAATTCGTATGTCCGTTTTCTTCCTACTGCCGAAATCATTCTTAACAACCTTTACCTCTGTTATCTGGGCAACTTCAACGTCGTCAACCTTTTCATGCCCCTTCAACTTCATTGAAAGACGAATAGTAGGCATTAATTCAACCCACTCACCTCCTGTACTCTTTCGGGTTGTGATTCCCATATTAGACTGATCATACTGATGATTAAGCATTACAAAGTGCATAACGTGGGTGTACATCTCCGACATAATGGACTTAGCAAATTTTTTCGCTTCCTTAGCAAACGACATCATCTTCTCGTTCTTAAGTTCTATGTCCTCAACACTTTCACCTCTTTGCAACTCCTTTTCCATTCGCTTAGTGTTTTCCTCCATTGTCTCAAGTTCTGATTTGGATAATGTTGCACCCAACGAATCCCACAAGAAAAAGAACTTCGGCTTCATTTTATCTTCAGCAAACACCTCATCCGCATCCATTATTAACTTCTTTATCTGAAGGAACATTGCCTCAACATACTTTATCTTCACTATTATGATTCTATCCACAGGAAGACCAAGCATTAGGGCATAATCCTTGTTATCTCTATTCTCTGATGAAAGAATAACGGCAACTCCATCATCAGGGTTGTTTTCCAAGAATGATTTCATAGCCATTAGACCGAGCGTCGTCTTACCACTACGACTTTTTCCCGCTATCTCGATAATTCCAGTAGGAAGACCAAATGTCCTTAGATTGTAATCCAATGAAGGACTTCCAGTGTGAGCCCAACTCTTAACGTCTCTGAAACCATCCTTCTCTGAGAACTTTATGACATCCTCTGAATTGAATCTTTTTACTATCTTGTCAACGAAACTATTTCCCATGATACTTAAAATCTTTTAAAAAACCGAAGAGAGGTTTATTTTTCACACTCCCTTCGGCTCAACACAAATTACAGACAATAAAGTTTTATTTTCCTGCTAATTTCTTCTTAATGTCTTCAAGAGTAATCTTTGACTTAGATTTTACCTCAGACTCCTCTTCGTCAGAATAATCAGGCTCTTCATCAGAATCAACTTCCGAATCATCCTCATCATCTAAATCAGAATCTTCCTTAATTGATTCACGAATCAAATCCCTAATATCATCGTCAGACATCGACTTCTTCACGGAAATTTCAAGTTCATTGTCGCGAATGTAACGTTTTAACTCTGAACGATCCATTTCGTCGAACTCATCTTTAGAAGACTCATCCACCTCATCGTCAGAATCAGGCTCTTCATCTTCGTCAACCTCTGGCTCTTCAACTTCTACCTTTTTAGCAATTTTTTTCTTACCTTTTTTTGGCTCATCCTCATCAGTATCGTATTGAGTCTTAATCTCCTCAACCTTAGCCAACCATTGCTCATCCTCGAAAAGATTGAAATCATTATCTGAATCAAAATTCTGAAGACCCTCCAAAGCCTTTTCAAAATCTCTTATTCCGTACTTTGGAAGCAACTCATTCAACGGCTTCAACGTCATGAAATATTCGATCTCTTCATCACTCAATTGTCTTGCGGAAACCTTTTTTGGAAAATAGACGTCGTAATAGTTTTCACCCTTTTTCTTGTCCGGATTCTTGAGGAACTTAACCATAACAGGAAGACCCTCATCTGGATCAGTGAATGGATCAACTTCGATCGCTTGATCCTCATCCTCGGACATTGCAAGCCTATTCAAAGCATCCCTGACAGTCTTCTTGAATTCCCATACCTTGGCTTTTAGATCATCATCACTACAAATTGCAGCATAACAAAGCCACGTGTATGAAGGACTCAATCCATCCTTTCCTGTAAGAATATTGAGTTTATCCGAATTGCTCTGATACTTCTTCTTCGCTGCCTTGATGTACTCCTCAATTACATCCATTGCAGTTCCTCCGTGAACCCTTGAATCAAGAACGGACGCTCTATGTTGATCACCATCTTTTCCAGTGACAGAAATCCAATAAGATTTCTTAGGAACATAAAAATCCTCAATTCCTGGATGTGCTGGGAAAATCCTGATCTTAACCGCCTTACCATCTTCGAGTTGAAGATAATCATTCGACTGAACACCAACCATCGCATTATCTTTGTCAATGCGACTGCGTAACGACTTAATAGACGTTGCCTTCAATTGTTTTCTAAAATTACTACTCATAATAAAACTTTATTTGTTTATCAAATTATGTTTACTTTTTACAATAACGCTGTTAATCTTACCTTCAATTTGAGAATTTGAAATTTCTCCTGGCTGAATCGTGAGACTTAGTTTGTTCAACTTCTCACTCTTATCCTTTGCAGACCAAAAGATGGAATTGATGTAATCTCTTGTTTTCTGTGACTCTATGTATTTCTTTCTAATTGTCTGATAAGCCTTGTTTGATACAACTGCATTATTAAGTGCTTCGACAGTCGGTGACTTACCCCCATTTGCTTCAGCCATCTCAACACGCAACCTTTCTTTCATCTTTGCTTCAAAGACTTCAAGATTAAGTTTTGCTTCGTAAACCTCAGACTCCGCATCAGCGAGTAATTGACCGAACTTATTGACTATCACAGGATAGGTTGCCAACTCCCCAATAAGATTGGAATAATCAATTCTTAATAAAGAATCAACATCAACCTCACTCTCGAATTCGTCAAAAACTAATTTAAAGGTCTTATCACCAATCACAACAACCTTAGTCTCCATTGCACTCCTCCTCTGAATCTTCTTTCAAAATATGTAAACCTATCACAGCATAACCGATGATGTCTCTTAGCGTGTCCTCAATTGACTCGAAATTAGCAGTTTCACCAGAATTTTTATTTTCCACGAGATTTCTGTATCTTACGACCTTGTCCCAGATGTGCACCATGTTTCCAGTCATTCCAAGATCGAATGACGCACCCTTGTAATCCTTATTCTTCTTAACAAGAAGATCGGACATCTCACCAAAGATTCTGTCTATAGACTCTTTAGTCATTATTTGCTTCTTTTGCTTCGCCATAAATATTTAATATTAAGTTATCTAATTCATTAAAATTCAGATCATATCCAACAAATCTGCTTTTAAGCATGTTCTTCACAGCGTCCAATGAGTGTTGAACCTCATTCTTAGAATAGATCCACTTCTCGTAAATACCTCTGTTTCCAAGACACATCTCCCTCTTCATGTAAAAACAAAGAGAAATCCAATCTGCCAATTTACAAATCAATTTAACATCAGAAGTTTGTCCGATGATATTGAACGTAATCATGTCTGAAGATGGTGAAGACGCTTTTTCATCTTCGTTATAAGGCTCAAAAAATTCGTTCAACGCAATATGTCTGGAAAGATCATTCAATACTGATCTTATAACACTTCCGTTGAATTGATTGTACTTCGTTTCGTGTGAAATGTCTCTTAATATCAACGCTTCATCCCAATCGTGAAACATAAAAGCGTCTATACAAGCCAATTTGAATGAAAGGATCTTTGGGTCTTTATTGAATCCAAAAATATCCTCCAAAAGAATTCTTCCGAAGATAACAACCTTATAAGAATGCTGAGAAACACTCTCCTCCTTGAACGTATCAATTTCAGCCCACTGCTTGATGTTGTCAAGTCTCTTTAAATATTCCGATTGAAAAATCTTTGATATCATATTAGAATCATTTATTTATGATGAATAACCTTGTTTTGTTTGTAGAATAAACCTTTTTCTCATTTTTCCAAGAATCCTTTCCAACAACACCATTTATCGCAATCACGGAACCCTTTATCTCTGAAGCCTTTTCACCTAATCTTTCATACTCACTTGGCCATATAAGAATCGGAATTATTGTGTTATTGCAATCTATATTCATGGAACACATCACACCATTCTTAATCTCCTTCTCCTTATAAGAAATCAACTTCCCTGCAATAGTCACCTCCGAATCAACCTTTGTTTTTGAGAACTCCACCTCATCAACATAAAGATCCGCTATGCGCTTGTTTGATATTGAATCTTTAATCATCGTCTCATAATCAACCTCACCAAATCCTGTAAGACGCTTCTGTTCAAGAATCCAAAAAGCATTCGTCTCACTTTCGAATGTATTATATTCCTCTGGAAGTGAATCACCTCTTGATTCAAGATAAGTCTTTAACAACTTCTTTCTGTCCTTAGGTTTATCCAATTCTTCTATAAGATCCATTGCTCCTGAAATAATCAAACTTACGATTACCCTTTTATTAACTTTAGACGGAACACGACTCACGAACTCTTCCATCGAAAAAAATTTTCCACCCTCATTTCTTGTGGAAATTATGTTCTTAACAGCAACCTCTCCAACACCCTTTATCTTAGTAAGACTGAAGAATATACGACTCTCCTTTGCATCGCAAGTGAAATTAATGTCAGAGAAATTAACATCAGGAGGTCTTATCTCCACTTCAACTCCCGTCTTCTTCAATTCTGACAATCTGTATGGAACATCACTTTCGTTCGAGAATTGCAACGCTGTTGTCCAGAATTCAAGTGGATAATTCACCTTAAACCATTGACTCCAATAAGATATAATGGAGTACGCTGCTGCGTGAGATTTGTTAAAACCATATCCGGAGAATGCAAGAAGTTTTTCCCACACCTTTTGTGCATATTCCTCAGAATCGTCAATATTATTCTTTTTTAACAACTTAACATAACCGCTCTTGAACTTATCTCCAAAAGAAGCCAGCGTCTTCATATCCTTCTTTTTTATCGTTGTTCTTAGCACATCAGATTCCACCTGAGTCAAACCTCCAACAACAACCGCCTTCATGATCTGTTCCTGATAGACGTAGAGACCAAATGTTTCCTTCGTTATCTCTTCCATTCCAAAATCATACGTTGGCTTCTTCTTTCCGTTTTTAATGTCACAGAAGTCGGTGTGTGCTCCAATCTCCATAGGTCCTGGGCGAAACAACGCAGTCATTGCTATGAGGTTTTCCAAACAATCTGGCTTCACTTGTTTGCAATAGTTAATCAACCCCATCGTCCCGAACTGAAACACATCCTCATTCCAACCTCTTCGGAAATATTTGTATGTTTCTTCATCATCCAGAGGTATGTCATTCAAGTTAATGTCTTTCCCAGTGTTCTTCTTTATCATCTCGAGAATGCTCTTAAATTTATCCAATTGTGACAATCCGAGAATATCCTCCTTCAAGAATCCAGACTTATCAATATACTTCCCTTCCCATTCAGAAACTAACACACCATCAATCATCTTGACTGGAAGCCATTCGAATATGTCTATCTCCTTTTCACTACCATCAACACGATTCTTAGGAACTATCACAACGGCGGAAGGGTGAACCGATTCAGCCTTCGGTTGCAAAAGAGCGTACTTCGTCATGTGAACCAATTCAGGATTCTCTTGAACAAACTTGAAAAGAGGTTTTGATTTACTTGCATATTCAATCAAATCTCCCCAAGTATATTCTATCTGATCATCTATATCCTTTGTCAACTTATTAGTCACTTCGAATGATAATCCCTTTATCTTTCCGAAATCCTTTATGCAAGTCTTCAACTTCATTCTTGTGTACGTTCCTATCGAACAAGTGTAGGCATATCCATACTTCTCCTTGATGTACTCCTTCACCCTATCTCTATATTCGGTTGGAAAGTCAACATCTATATCAGGCATTGAATCTGCAGACTTTGCACGTTCTCCTGAAACACGTGTCTCATTCAAGAACCTTTCAAACATCAGACCATATTTCAACGGATCAACATCTGTTATCCTGAGACAATATGCAACCAAACTTCCACACACAGAACCACGCCCAGTTCCCGTGTTTATTCCATTCTTATGACACCAATTAATTATGTCCCACAGAATCATAAAGTAGTCACACAAACCATTCGGAACTATTACTCCACACTCCTTTTCAATTTGCTCCATGTATCGAGCCATCTCATCACCACTCTTACCAGATAACCGCTCATTTATTCCTTTTTCAAGTTCTGAGAAGAACAAAGAATTAACATCATCAACTTCAAATTTCGGCAACTTTCTTTCTCCTGTATTTATACGGAAATCTATCGACTTACATAATTCAGAAGCATTCTCAACACCCTCAATTATTGTATCAAACAACGGCTCAACATCACTTATCCATTCTGAATAAGATTCCAATGTATCCTGAAAACTCTTAAAATATTGATCTGTTGATTCGGCTGATGGCTTTCCCATTACCTTATTCAACAACTTCTTCAGTCCACCTTCCTCTTTATCGAGATAATACGAATCGTTTATTAGAATCGGTCTTACCTTACCTTTGTAATTAATAATATAATCGTCAATATTTTCCAAATGTCTCCTGAAAATCTGACTGGAAGAATACTCTACGACATCTATCTGATAATAGACACGATCGAATGAATCATTATACTTCTTAATCAATCCTAAAACATCCTTGCTATTCGTTTTAACGTAATTAAACTCACTATCCTCGGGAATAACACAACACAAACCATTTCCGAGCCTATAAAGTTCGAAATCTGGAATGAATCCTCCATAGTCCACATTTATCTTTTTGTTGATCATCAACAGATTCTTCCATCCTTCATAATTTATGACATACAATTTTAAATCGAACGTCTCCTGATTCTCCTTTTCCTTGGAATAATTTACCGCAATTGTTATCGTTTCACCAATGATACTTTTAACTCCAAACTTCTCACAATTCGTCTGGAAAGATAATGTTCCTGCGAGGGTATTTTTATCACATATTCCAATCGCAGAGCATTCCAAAAATTTTGCTTTTTTTGCCCACAATTCACAAGATCCTGATCCATTCAACAATTCATATTCAGAATGAACTCCGAGATGGGCGAATTCCATAACCTTATTCTCTGACGTTTTGCCTATGTATTTAAAATCATTGAATTCTGGTTTGTAAACGACCTCATTGTATTTGTCACGATCCTTCTTCTTAGAGGAAAAATAGAACTTACCACCGAACTCGAAAAGAATGTATTTTACATCGTCGCCATCAAGAATCCTTAACTCTTCGTCTGAAAGAATGAAGGAGAACTCCTCATCAATTATCTTGCCGTCATTTGGTTTAATATAGAGGGAAGATCCCCAACCCTCTATTGTTACAATATCAGAGTCTTCGATCTTACCCTCAATAATAGACATTTTATTGTCTTGAAGCCAACTTTTTAAAGAATTCGTCATTATAATCTTCCGATATATTGTGAATCAAACTTTACCTCATAATTTGTGACTCTCTTTGCGAAGAAATTCTTAGCCAACAAAACAATATCCAACTTTGAATCAACATCCAAAGAATCTATCATAGCCATGCAAGACAACCTAAGATTATCCTTATTGTCACTATCAATTAGATTCTTCTTGTAATAAATGTAAATCTCCAGCAACCGATACACAAGGAACAAATATCCGCTGAATTCTTTAATGCAATTCAATGAATCTTTGTTAGCATTACCTCCTCTGTAAACAATATACAGATTATCTATGATCAATCTAAGAACAGATTCTATCTCCCTGAATCTATTAACCGGAATCTCGTGCGTGAAATTAAAGTCAATTCTTTCAGAATGTCCTCCAACCTCGTTTCCGTAAAGATCGAAAATTTTTCCAGATTTATAGCAATCATTCATTTTATTCGCCACATCACTCCATTCGTAAATATGAAGAGATTGTGAATTGTGAGTTTGCGTTCCCAACGTTATTCCAAGAGAAGCAGCCATCAATTCCGTTAAAAAACTGAACTGGAAAACATTTGTGGGAAGACCCCAATGAAGGTCGTTAGAACGATTAGCAATCGTTGTTATTAAACGACCATCTCTTATTTTAAACATAACCATGTCATTACATGGAATGTCTTTCGTGATATATCCCAAATCCATATCTGGATTCCAAATGGACATAACAACCTGACGAGAATCACGATTCGCCGAAAGTAACCTAATAGCGTCAATCACCTGATCAATACCATTGTTTCCGCTTGTTCTTTTCTCTTCGTCTTCCGTACGCAATCCGTAATGACGAAGGCGATATCCATAAGGAGCGTGAAAAACAACTCCATCATCAGAGAACTCCTTCATCCTCTGATTGAAGATTGTAAGAAATTCAACATCACTCCTACCACAAGCAATCCACATTGCTTCTGCAAGTAAAAAGAAAATATTAATATCCCTACCACAACCACCAACGCATCTACGATAAGGATTTGTTATTTGTGTTTTAAAGTCCAAGACCTCACAAACAGAACCATTTCTGGAATTTGTTTTTTTACCGCAATCAAGAATCGCATTATTCAAAACTGGATACACTGAAGAAAATGTATCCGTTTTAGAAACACCCAAACTCAAACTAATTTCTCTCATAATCACCTTTATATTTATCTTACAAATAAATTAACCTTGCTAAAAAAAAGGGGTCCCAATCGGAACCCCCTTTTCTAAAATTAATTTATCGAATTACTTCTTAGCCTTTTTAGCCTTCTTGGAATCTTTCTTGGAAGGTTTTACCTCCTCAGGCTCTTCATCTTCTTCCTCCTCTTCCTCTGGCTCTGGAGTCACCTTTTTTGATGATTTCTCAAGAGACTCCTCCATTTTCTTTCGGTTTTCGCCAAGTCTTTTGTCCCTTGATTTCAGACCATCCAACATTCCGTTGTCGATAAGTTGTTGAATAATCTCGATCACCTCATCCATCCCAAGACCACGAACGAAGGCATATCCGTTCCAGTTGATCTCATAATCCGTGATTCCAATCTTCTCAAGAATGTCACCTCCCTTAGCCGTCTGAACAAAGAGGTTGCAAATGAACTCTCCATCCTTAATCATTGCGGATTTAATTTTCACAGCATTCTTACTTCCGTTTGAGCCGTTGTATTTGATTGACACCCCATTTTTGGAAATCCAAGAGAACGTGAATTCCTTTCCGAACACCTTTTTGAGCGGATCAAAATACTTTCGATCCTTTTCGTTCTTTTGTGGATCTAACTTCTCACCCCTCTTCAACTTCTCTTCCTTTTTATCCTTTTTAGAAGGCTTTACATCCTCTTTTTTGGAAGGCTTTGCTTCTTCCTTTTTAGCCTTTTTGGAAGCCTTCTTGGAAGGTTTTACCTCCTCAGGCTCCTCCTCTGGCTCGTCATCTTGTTCATCTTCTTGCTCTTCTTCGGACTCTTCCTCAGTCTCTTCAACCTCTTCCTCATCAGAACCCTCGTCCTCAGACTCCTCATCTTCCTCAGGCTCATCAGACTCTTGACCCCTGAATGACTCGGCGATATCGATCAAGGTTTCCGTGGACTCTTCCTCCATTCCGTCGATGTCATTCTCCTCAAGAATTTTCAACAACTTTTCCCTTGCCTCCGATTCACTTTTAGCGGAAATCTTAATAGCACTCAATCTCTTTTGAAGTTTTTCACTAATTGCAGTCTCTTTTGTAACAACTTTTTTTGCCATGATCTTTAATTTTTTAAGTTATTAATAATTTATTTTTTTAGTCTTCGTTTGAATAGTACGAAACGTAAACACGAACTTCGTTGAACTCCCTTCCGTACTTTTTAATTAATTTCTCTCTTTGTTGCTTTATTACCTTTGCAGCATTTACATTAACCTTGCCAAAAACTTTTTTCTGATACCCTTTTAGAAAAAGGGAGAAAATTACACGATCAGAACCTTCCAAACCTTCCAGAAGATCGACTCCATTCAAAATGAATCTGTTTGTGGACGGATTTATGTCCGTCTCGTCCAAAACACCATAGTCGAAATTCATATCCTCTATTGAGGATGTATACCCTGCTTCGTTTATATACTTTATGAAATCACGCACCTTATTAGCGCAAGCCGACTCAAGATAAAACTTGATCGGAATTGGCTTTGGTGCTATCCCCTGCTCATAGGCTTGAAGCCTTTTTTCGTACGCTTGGATCGCAGTCCAGATTTTTATTCTGAACTCTTGCAATACATCCTGATATTCAAAACCGAGATTCTCAAATTCGTACACCTTTGAAGCGTACTTTTTTGCGAGATATTCATACTCGCTAAATAATTTCTCCTTGTCCATAATGTTTGAATTTAAAATGTTAACAATTACTCATTTTCTCGATTACATCCTGAGCGAACCTTATCTGCTCTTTGTACCACTCATCTTTTCTCCAGATCTTGGAGTCCGGGAACGCTTTCTTGATCTTTTCAGCATCCTTTTTAGAGAACTCCATCGGAAAATCAGTCAACTCCCATTTGTTATCACCGAAGGTCGTGTGATTTAACTCTACGATAAAATTGTAACCACTGAGGACGCCTTCCATCATTTTTAACTGACCTTTCCAGTTCTCGATTTTTCTCTCGATTTGTTTTATCGTGCTATTGAAGTCCATAATTTTAGAATTTTTAGTTAGTATTTTTGTTTTTTGATTACGATACAAATTTAATGCCTTTTTTGCAATCTGCAAAGAGTTTTCTAAAAAATCTTGCTAAAAAAATCTTCTTTCTTAACTTTTTTAAAGAAAACTAAACTATTTTCTCGCCAACCTCCCTACAACATCCAGATTAAATTCTGAAGGTTTGTATAGATGATAGAACACACTTAACGCTTCATCCCTTGTACATTCGTCTATGTCTTTCTTGGTTGTATATGTTATTCTTGTGGAGAAATAATTCTCCAACTTCAATCCATACCTCTTAATATCATTGATTGCATCGAAATCATAAAGCAAGACCACACGAACAACACCCTTATCACACAACTTCTTTATCTGAACGTCACTTATCTTCTTACCGAACGTGCAAACACACTTAACATCATCACTATCCCATAATCCAAGAGTCTTGTCAACCGCTATCTTATCGAAGATTCCCTCAACTATTACAACGGAAGTTGTTCTATCATTGATTTCGTCGTACCCGAACAATAAATCTGAGAACTTAGTTCCTGGGCTGTTCTTATAGCGCAATACTCCCTCCGGAACACACTTTGACGCAAATCTACCAACGTATCCCCTTATCTCACCACCATCATAAATCGGAATTAAAATGTAGTTGGAATATTTGCTCAACATTTCCGTGTAACCTATATTATATCTTACACAATCCTCAAAATCCAACTTCCTTGAAAGAAGATAACTATTGCAACGAACCTTCCAACCGACTGGCATCTTAACAATAGGAAGTTCCTCGATCGAAACATCTTCGATCAAACCATCACTCATTCTCCTTATACTATTAATATTGTCACGAATCTCTATCGTTGAACCCTCAAGAAGATAATTCTTCTGAAGTTTTCTCAATAACTTCGAGATGTTACCATACTCTCCACACTTTTTGCAATCCCAGAGTTGAGTCTTCTGGGATATGTAAAAATGATGTTCCTTTCCGCAAAACGGACAATCACATACGTACTGACCTCTATTGTTGAGTCTTGCATTAGTAAGTATGGAAGTCAAATCAGAATCATTTATTCTTCTTGTCTTCAATTCTCGATACGTACTCATCCCAATCTGTATTTAATGTTCTCTTTCTGTCGTAGAATCTGGAATAAGCGAAGTTATTACAGATATAAATCGGATCACCATTCTTGTAATCACGCAATTTATCCGTATGCAACCGCATCACCTCCTGCTTCGCCTCATCCCTTGTTTGATTAATCGTGATAAATATGTCGAATGGTCTGATCTTACCCTTATCCTCAGAAAGTTGCGCTCTCGTTATCACGAATTCAGGATCTTGCTTCTGTTCATCTGATATGGACGATGATTGAGTAGCGGTGTGAACAACCGCATTGAATTCCATAGCGAGCATCTTCATTGCCTTAGCAATCTTCGCCTGACGAAAACGCTCCTCCGATGGTGAATAATTGTGACCATCTCCAACCTCAAGCAACTCCAGATAGTCAATTATTATCACATCGATCTTGCCATAAGATTTCTCCATATCCTTCAACTCCCTACGAACATCAACTATCGTCTTTGCGTTGAACGTCTCCTCACTACTGACTATTATATCATTCTTGCATAACTTCTTGACTATCTTCTTGGTCACCTGCATCTTCTTTTCTTTTATGTTTCCCAACTTCACGTCCTGATAAAGAGTTCCCGTCCATGCGGCATCATATCTATTCAAGCATTGCTCACGAGTTCCCTCCAATTGAAAGTGAGCCACACGAAATCCCTGCCTTGCTGCACAAATACCAACCGAAACAAGAACCTGACTCTTTCCTGCTCCACTATCACCAAGCCAAAGTACACATTCGCCAGTTTCGGGACCACCATTATTCCCTCCAAGACGATAATCTATCTCATCTATTCCCGTTGGTATCTTGAATCTGAAATTCCAGTCCTCACTCTTTCTTCTCGCTTGTCTTTCAGCGAAATCTGAGAACACCCTCTCGAACTTAGCGTCCTGAATCGAGAATTTGGAGAACTCCTCGGCATACTTAACGAACATATCCCAGGATTGCTCCTTCTTGCCCTGATTGTATAGTTCCGTGATCCTGTCATTCGCTTCAAGGAACTTCATTCTTTTAATGAATTTCTCGAAACTTGCCAAAAGATCATCATGATTATTCTCATCAACGTCCGCTTCCCTTATCTGCTCCAACTTCTCAAGAACCGAATCATCATCCTGGAAATGTTGTTGCATCTGACCCATCGTTGGAATTCTACCCTTCAGATCGTATGTCTTAACAACCCATTGCCACAACTTCTTCTCAGACTCTATCTGAAGATATGAGAACTTTAAATATTGTCTAACAATATCGAAAGTAGTCTTCCTCGAGAACGAAGCACAAAACAACTCCGTCACGAAATTCTCAGCCAAATAATCACTCTTTGCCATATCCTCTCAATTCATATATTTTCGGAAATTCGTTTTTAAGAATCTCCCTACATTCTTTCTTGAAATCACATTTAACGCAGAAACCGCTCTTGTGAAAGTAAAGAGTCGTGTTCGCAACGCACCATGAGAAACCTCTTTTCGTGTTGTGATACATTCCCTTGAAACGCTCCTCAACAACCCTCACAGAGTTAATTAACGCTGCCTTTTCACCCATCTTATCACTCAGGTCTATTCCACCACCTCTTTTTATTCCCTTTCTTGTGAAATGCTCGTTTGCTGATGAAGTGCATCTGTTCCACCTCTTTATCGCATTACTTCCGAAGACCCATGTGAATCGTATCTTGTAGGAGTGATCCTTACCTCTGGATGACTCACCGAACCAAGTGTTTATTCCGAACTCGGCGAACTTACGAATGAACTCCTCGCCTATTCCGTTTCCGAACGTGTTGATGAAGTTGTTCCATGCGGACACATCGTTCTCGTCACACCTATAATCAACACTCCTCCTTCCTGTGACCTGCCTCACAAGTTCCACGAAAACATCTACCGCATATCTGTATAATTGTCTCCTACGTTGAACCATTTTCTGATTATATTCTTTGCGTCATCGATCCATTCACCATTCCCTGAGTCAAGAACATCGACTGAATCATCACCAACCGAATTAACGTATGTATTTAACCTTTTCAAAGAATGATTCTTGAAATGCACTCTGTACATATCGAAGAAATCTATCACCATGCTTCTATTCTTCGTATCGGTTGAACCGAGAACACGACCCTTCTTCTGTATGGTGTTAGCGTCCTCCAGACCTCCGTCAACGTTGATCAGAACCTCAACCTGAGGGAGCGCCACACCCTTCTTGAAGATGTCCGAAGCCAGAAGCATTCCGCCCCTTGCGTCAAGAAACTCACTCTTTCGAGATTCCCTCTCATCACTACTCGTCTCACCTGATATGAACGGAATTCCAGTCATCTCGCTTATAATTCTTTCGTGCTCGACGCTGTGGAACATCAAAAGGGTCTTCAACCCCATTTCACGAAGTATTTCAATGAGTCTCAGCAACACTCCGTTGCGTACCTTAGATTCGTATATAAGTTTCTTCAGAAGAACGCTATAATCTGTATCAATACAATTTGTTGAGTCATGATCCACCATCAGCATCAACACTCTGTATTCACTCAACACGCCACGCTTTCTTAGAACCTCCTCACTTATCTCATATATCACGTCACCGCTCCACTCCATCAACTTCAGATTCTGAACGAACTGACCGCTTCTGTAAGGAGTTGCCGAGAGACACAACTGATACTCCAGACCATGCATCATCTTATATATCTTCAACTTTGAGTCAGAGCAATTGTCATGAACCTCATCCACACAAAGAAACTTCAGACCCCTTAAATAGGATACGAGATCCTTCTTCTTTCGTAAATCCCTGCATCTGTTCGAAAGAACGGATTGTATCGTCTGTATCATTGCTATTGTTACACGCTTGCTCGTGTCACAATGACCCTCTTTTATGAACCCAACGTCCAAACCTCCGTATCTGCTGAAATAGTTCGTGAAATCCGTGAAAGCCTGATTGAATAACGTCACATTATCCGTTATGAACAGGAACTTACCCTCATGCTCAGTCATCAGGAATATTCTGAGTATCTCAGCAGCGATGAACGTCTTACCACCACGAGTGGGAACCACTATTATTCCGAATCTACGCTTATAGAACGCTTCAACCGCCATTCTCTGGTGAATGAACTTGCCGCTCATTCTATCGTCTATTTCAATTTTCGGAACCTCGTGATCGAAATCATCAACAACTACATTCACGTCATTTTCGCTTGCGTATTTCTCTATCGTACGCAACATTCCGATTCTGAATGTCAAGCGTCTTCGATCGAACTTTCTTATCGTTCTGGAATATGCGAATGGGGACGGATTATCGAATGTCAAGGCTCTTGCAACATGCATTATGCCTTGCTTGCCGGAATCGCCAAAAAAATATTCAAATTGGCTAATTCTCTTTATTCTAATTGTCTCACTTTGATTAATTGTCTCCATTCTTTCTTTTTTCCTTTTTTTT